ACGATCCCTGATGTGGATTTGGAGAACATTGATGACCCTGCGCGGCTGTCAGAACTTTTCAACATTGCCAAGATCGTGGAGAACTGGGCTGCTCGTATTAAAGAACGCGCAAAGGAAGCAGCCATGGATGGAGTAGAACTGGACGGCCTGAAACTTAGGTCGATGGGTAAGTCCAGAAAGATAACAGATAATACTACGCTTACGCAGATTGCGGAAGAATTCGGAATGACCCAAAAATCCCTACTTGAGTATGCTAGCTTCCCATTGGCGAAGGTAGCGAAAGCTGTGGGGTCTTCTGCCCCAAAAGGAGAAAAGAAAGAAAGAGAGCACAATTTTATTGACGCCTGTGAAAGCGCGGGCATTATCCGCACGTCTGACGAACGGTTCTCGATTGTCAGTCAATAACAAGAAACAAGAAACAAGAAACAGTGAGTAAGAAACAAGATACTGCCATCGCAGAAGTTCCAACTTCGGAACTAGCCGCCAGCAACGCTAGTGGCATCGCCATCGCTTCCAGCGATATCGACGTACCACGTATCAACGTGGTGCAAAAGACATCGGACATCGAGGCCCCCTTGGGGGCCGTGGTGCTCGACAAACAGCACACCCTTGCTGAAGCGGACCAATCGGTCCCTGTTACTGTTCTTTCCGTCATTAAGGGGTGGCGGGAGAACATTGACTACGATTCGGATGAGATTCCTCGAATTGCTTACACGCAAGAGGAAGCCAACCAAATCGACCAGAACAGCGAATACGATATGCTCGAATTCGCTGAAATCACCCTGCTGTTCCGTCAGCCGGAAGGTAACGACGATGAGGCCGCGTACCCCTTCGCTATCGGCGAAGAGAACTACGCAATCGGTCGCATCAACGTAGCGAAGGACGCTTACCGCCAGACGTTCAAGCGTCTGGCTACGTTCGCGGCCTTCAACCCGAAGGCTTCTTTGCAGCACCGAGTCTGGGAGTTCAAAAGCTCCTTGATAAGCCGTGGTAAATACAGTTGGTTCGCGCCGTCTCTGGGGATCACCCAAGACGAGCCGTCTGAAGCCGTTAAAGCATTCGTAGAGTCCTTCGCGTAATGCCTGATGTCTCAGACCTACCTGTAGTAACTCTTCCTGAAGAGAACAAAGTTCTTTTCGAAGAAGCCGCATCATTGGGAACAATGATTTCGGAGCTGGAAGAGAAACGAAACGAAGCAGAACTGACGCTCCATAAACTGCGTGTCATCAGACAAGCTATCTTGGAGAAGTCGGAAGAGCTTCAAATGGAGTTACCGTTAGACTCCTAACACCCTTAATAGCCCACCCCGACCCATTTTCCATCGGGGTGGGCTTTTTCTTTATGATTAGATGGAAACCTATGCCTTGGACTTTGAGTCCTATTATGACAAGAGCTGCTCAATCAAGCGGCTAGGCCCGCTGGGCTATTTTTCTCACCCCGACTTTGACGCTTATATGGTGTCTGTCGTGGGCGACAACGGCCACGAGTTTGTTGGCCACCCCAAAGATTTTGACTGGGGTTTACTTGAAGGGAACCGCGTTCTCTCCCACAATGCGTCCTTCGACGAAACACTCTATTTCTTTGGAGTAGAGAAAGACTGGTGGCCGAAAGTTGACTTTGCAGAGTGGCACTGCACCGCTGACATGGCTGCTGCTTGTGGGCTCCCCCGCGCCCTGAAGAACGCGACGGCGGAAGCCTTTGATCTGGAGATCTCCAAAACTACCCGCGACAACATGGCGGCGAAGCGATGGGAGAACATGACAGAGGAGTTCCAGAAGGAAGTAAGTGAGTATGCCCTGAAGGACTCTGAGCTGTGCCTCAAACTTTGGCAGAAGTATAATGACCAGTGGCCCGATACTGAGAAGCTCATTAGCCTGACTAACCGCAGAATCATTCAAAGGGGGCTGCCCATGGATACAGATCTTCTAGCCAAACAGCTAGAGACCATCAACCAAAGGCTTTTCGATGCAGAGAGCAACATACCTTGGGCGGGGGAAAAACCCCTCCTAAGTAGAGCCGCCTTCGACGAAGAGTGCCTGAACCTTGGTATAGAGCCTCCAAAGTCCCTCGCACAATCCGATGTCGATGCCCAAGAATGGCTCAGACAGAACGGGTACAAATATAAATGGATTGAGGCTGTAACTAGCTGGAGGCGGATAAACGCAATTAAAAAGAAGCTAGAGGCCTTCGACTACGCGACTCTTCCAGATGGTCGTTACTACGGCGGGCTGATGTACTGGGGCGGGCACACTGGACGGTTCTCCGGTAGTGGTGGTAACCTTAACTTACAGAACCTACCCCGTGACGAAATGTTCGGGGTTAATCTGCGCCATATGATCTGTGCGCCAGAAGGTAAGAAGTTGGTTGTTGTGGACCTTTCACAGATCGAGGTGCGGACTTTGTGTTGGCTCGCAGAGGATCAGGTTACACTAGCTGAGATATCTAAAACAGAGGATATCTACGAGGCGTTCGCGGTGAGGATGGGGCTATGGGAACCGGAGAAAGGCCCACTAAAAGAAAGAGACCCAAAGTTGCGCCACAAAGTTAAGGCCATTGTTTTGGGTTGCGGGTATGGGGCAGGGGCTAAAAAGTTTTCTGAGATGTACAACATGCCAGAAGAGGAAGCTGAAGCCGCTGTTAACCTCTACCGGGACAGATTGTCTGCTATCCCCAGATTTTGGAGGACCATAAACAAAAATATCCGGTCGTGCTACAACACACACGTACCCTATGAAGTCCCACTACCTTCAGGCAGGAAGATAAAATATGGACCTACCAGAATGGTAAAACAAAAAGACCGGGTAGGGCACGAAGCGAAGGTCAACCGTAACGGAAAACGCCTCCCCATGAAGTTGTGGGGCGGGGTCGTGGCAGAAAACTTGTCGCAAGGTCTGGCCAGAGACATATTTTCCGATATGCTCCTAAGGTTGGAAGACGAAGGCATACGAATAATTTTCCATGTGCATGATGAAGTCATCATTGAATGCCCATGTGACAGAGCCGAGGAAACCCTCGAAAAAACTATCAGCATCATGTCTACGCCGCCGACATGGATACCTGACATCCCTCTAGCGGCGGAAGGACAAATTCTCACACACTACCAAAAATGAAATACCGATATATCAAAAATCTCCGCGACCATACGGCTCATAAAACAATTGACCTCAGTAAACTTAAGAAGACAAAACCAAAGTTCAAAACTAAGGCAGACTATCGAGAATGGTGCGCCGACTCTTCCACAGACCATGTCTTCTATTCTACATTGGAAGGGCGGGCCCCCTCTAAACGGATCAGCAACGACAACCCCGTACACAAGATCTATGGGGTAGTGGCCGATTACGATGCCTCAGTCAACTGGGTTTCTATCGACGGGGATCTCAAATCTAAATGCGCTAAAGATAAAAAGCCTACATGGAGATCGAAGACACAGTCGGGATACCTCCGATTAGTATGGGAATTCGACAAGCCTATACCCGTGGACCCCGACATGTTTGATACATTCATGGCAAACATGCTTAAAACCCTACAGCTAGATAAACTGTTCGCGGGATTTGATAGCTCGTCATTGAGGGCGAATCAATATTTTGAGTTAGGGGAAGACTGGGTAAGGGTAGATGGACTCCTGTCCTCCAACATCGTCCAAGCAGCGCTTGCAAAGACTGTATCGGACAGACCCCCACAATCCAACGACACATCCATCCCCATAAATGTCGTCGCAGAAGAAGTAGAGGAAAGATTCCCCAACAGATGGGTGGGGGATTTTGAGATAGGTTCCCGTGGTCCTCTTTTCTGGATCGACGACGGTATAAACCGTGATGGGTGTCAGGTCGTCGAGGACGGTATCGTATGCTACAGCGACAGGGCGGGGAAAGGATTCATGTCGTGGAAAGACATATTTGGCGCGAGTTTTGTTAAGGACTATGAAGAACGTAAACTAGCGGGGCTCCTCGATGAGTATTGGTTCAACGGACGAAGTTTCTTCAAAGTTCTTTTCGAGAGCGCCGTCTCTATACCCAAAGACCAGTTGATTCTTGAGCTGAAACAAGCGGGATTCTCCCCCCGCCCGAGGAAGAACCAACCTCTGTCCGAAGTCGAGGGGGCCTTACTCACGGTCAGTAACCAGAACCGCATCGACGAGATAGCCCCTGTTGTCTTCTCTTCCGACAGGGTGGTATCTTACAACGGCCACCGTATCCTCAATTGCTCAAACATTAAACCGGTGGACCCCGATACCGACGGGTGTCTTTCCAAATGGCCTTTCCTGCATTGTTGGCTGAATCAACTTTTCGTAGATGGGGAGCAACCCGCCCTACACTATTTCTACTCTTGGCTTAAAAGATTCTACGAGTCAGTTTTGAACCGTGAGTTTGTTCAAGGACAGGCCCTGCTTCTGGTAGGCCCTACCAACAAAGGTAAGTCCCTCTTGTCGAACCGGGTGATTAGCGGCCTCGTGGGCGGTTACGCCGACGCTTCCGACTACCTGTCGGGGCAGACCAGATTCAACAAAGACTTGGGGCGTGTGGCAGCGTGGGTTATCGACGACACTACATCAGCAGCCTCGTTTAAAGACCAGAGAAAGGCCACCGAGCTGATCAAAAGAGCGGTGGCCAACCCCCGAGTTGAGTATCAGGCTAAATATGCGGACTCGATGTCAATACCGTGGACAGGCAGGGTGGTTATGTCACTTAACATGGATATCAACAGCTTGTCTGTTATCCCGTCTCTGGACAGCAGCAACAGGGATAAACTAATGGCCCTTAGGATTAGCAATGAGGCCACTAGTGATTTCCCAAGAAACTCTGTTCTTGAGAAAACCATCGAAGACGAGTTGCCATACTTTGCTCGATTCCTTTTGGACTGGGCTATCCCCAAAGAGGTCGAAGACGTTGGTCGATTCGGGGTGAGGTCCTTCATCGACACTACTATAGCCGATGCTGCGTATGACAATAGTAGCCGAAGCACTATTGCCGAACTCGTCGAGTTCTTTGTCAAAAGGTGCAGAGAACTCAACGATACGATGACTCATTGGAAAGGGACTCTCACAGAGTTCCAAGTAGCCGTCCATGATTTTAATAACGGCCGAAATGTTGGGATGTCTAACAATCTGGAATTTGTTCGGCGAGGAATGGCCACTTTGGAAGAAGCAGGCAAGAACAACCCCCACCTCAGGCCCGTTAATTCAAGAGGTAAGGGAGGGGGCAAATTATGGGAAATCAATCTCGACCCTTCTTTCGATATCGACGCGATGACTCAAAGGAGTCCGGTCGGCGCAGGGATCTGATCTGTAAATGATACCCGTTGCAAAGATAAGTGAAGCCATGCTCATCGGTTTCCCCTTTACTTTTAAAGTGTCTCTTCTTAGTAATATGGTGGGCACTGGCCCAGCCTAGTAACCAGACTTTAGATAAGTCTTTATGAACCCTAGTAAAAAAATACAGGTCAGCTTGGGGTTTTTTGTTAACGTAAGAATTAACACTCGCTAAATAGTGAAGTCGGGGCTTTGTGGTGCATGTTTTAGATTTAACATCAACTTTCTTGTTATTGTAGAGGTAATCATGGGTGAAACATTGCTCCCCAACATGCACCGAAGACTCGACATATTTACCAAAAGCCACCTCCCCTAAAAACCCAGTCATCCGCCCTATGCCTTTAGTATAGGAGCTGGGGGGCACCCCTAAAGATTGAGACCTTCGGAAGGCTTCCGCAACATCATCTTTGTTCGGCTTGAACAAGACAAAACGGTTCTGTAGCTGATGGAATTGACTCAAACTCTATAGCGACGGGTCTTGGCAGCAATTGATTTAGGTTGCCTAACGAATTGCTTACCCGCCTTGTTGCCTTTCGCTTTAGCGCGATTAGTGGCCGCTTTTTCAGCAGCCGAAAGAGCCGCCCATGCTTTATCGGGGAGATATCTCTTCTTCCCTTTGCTGGGCTTGCCATCAGAAGTGCGCCACTTTTGTTTTGTCCAACGCGCTAAAGATTTCTGGGGGTCTCTTCTAGCCATCAGTAACCAGACTTCATTTTTAGAAGTTTGCGAGCGCGTTTTTTAGCTCCTTTTTTTGATGCCTTTTTATCTTTGGGCTTAGAATATGTGTATGCCATATCTAGATTTTGTTAGTGGTTATCGGCTTGTGTGCCTTACTTGATTTATGGTTTGTAATGCAAAATTTAAAGTCTTCGGGGCCTAATCTCTGTATCCGCCCCCTGCTTTTTTGTAGCGGGCTGCTAGCAACTGGGCTTTGCGGGCCGACCATTGTCCCGCTTTACCGCCTTTCGTGCCGCGTTTAATTTCATTGAACATACGGCGACGCATAGAAGGCTTAGTGTAATTGCCAGCTTCATTAACACGGGACTTATATTTCTTCTTAGGCATATCTCTATGGGTTAAGAGCCTGTTCTACTGCTTCGGGGAAGCTCATATCTTTAGCACCTTCTGCTTTTTTTTGTCTCCTGATCTTATGCTCTTGAGCAAGAGCTTTAGACAGTTTCATCATCCGGGGGGCAATCCCCGTCTTATCTCTAAGAGATTCACGATATTCATTATTATCTAGGAATTCTTTTGATGCTAAGTCGAACTTTCCTTTAGCCATGTGTTTTAAGGTTTCAGGGGAACCGGGGAGCCCTCCACGATAATACGAAGACACAATCTGAAGTTGCAGCTCTGGTTGGAAATCAAAGAAACCTTTTCCAAACCTATCCAAGACAAGTTTAATTTTTTTGCCTGAGTCTTTACGGGCCAGATCTACGACCTCTTTGTCGGTGAGAGTTTTGTTATAAAAGTCAGATTTCTCATAAGCTTTTTGAGAGCCGTCGCCAATTAAATGCCCCACACCTATAGTCCATTTGCCCTTACTATCTTTGTAAGGTTTCTTTATTTTCTCTTTGTAAGGGCCGACCTCTTCTGTCCAAAGCTCTTCCATAAGCTTATCAATACTAAAAGCGGGTTTAAAAGGGCTCACTAATGCTGTTTTTGGTCCTTCAGGCATTTCTTAATTATCTTTGAATCGTTTCGTGAATCTGTTCCAAGCGGGAAAAAAAATCTCATCCATACAGCGGACGATGGCTTCTTCTTCATATGTCTCACAATAAGTAAGGCCGGAAATACCTAGAGCGGCATGAACCATCTCGTGGCGGATTGTTTCGATGAGATCTTTCCCCTTCAGACTCTTGTCGATCTCGATGAGCTTCCGCCTATGGGAATAAACCCCATAACAGTCGTCGTCGCCTAGATCTCTGAATCGGATTCGGACCCGAACCCCACCCATGGTTATGCTTTTGGGGACACTCATCCTCCTGCGAATCTTTCAATCGCACGGGCGTAGACCCCAACCAAGGCCCCGCGATTGTGATTAATCATGTTCCACTCTTCTTCATTGCTCCCAAAAAATGGTTCAGCAATCACAGCTACAGGGCGCACCTTTCGCAACAGGTAGGAGCCACGTTGATTTCGTGTCCTTGGCTTCGGACCCCTAACTTTCATGTCGGGGAAAGAAGCGGACATTTCATCGCTCAATATACTGGCAAACTTCTTGCCGCCTTTACTGGTGTGCCAGTAGAGCCATTCGTGCCCAGAGGCTGACGGACCAGCGGAATTAAAATGCAACTCAATGACTGCGTCGATGTTGTCTTCGACCAACTTACGGGCTAGATAGTTAATCCCGCCCACGTAGCTTTTGGCGGGGTATTGGTCGTAGATTTTGTAATCAACAGACAACACGCTGGAAATACGCCGGACGATATCGCGGTTGAAATCCCACTCCGAGAGAACATAGTCACCTACGGTATAGGCTCCTTGGTCTCTTAACCGAGAGTGCCCGACTGCCAATCCAATCTTCATTTTTTAAGAATGCGATAGAGTGAAGCCAGCCCCACAGCGATGCCCACGATGAGCGACCCCACTCGTAGCCAGTATTCAAACTGCTCCTGCATACTTGTGATCAGCCCGATGACGGGTGCTGCCATCCCGATCAAAGAATCAAATATTCGGGTGTTAATCATTCGGCTATGTTGCTTAGAGGATCACGGTTGTAGAGCTTGGCCATAATCTGGTCTACTTGTTGCTCCAGCTCTCCGATTTTAAGGTTCTGCCTCACATCGTCGGGCAAAGACCCACTCCCCCATTTTCCGGCAGGCCAATCACGGACGAAGATAGCGTGCTTCTCGACATCTTTCGCCATCATCTGGATCTGGAAGTCGTTGTGTTGCACCTCGCTCTGGAGCTTACTAGCCCACCAGACGATGCCCGCCGCTTGAACAGCGAGGCCAACACCTAGAGATATAAGAAACTTAGTGTCCATTATTTATCTCCAATGATCACAGCACGGCGATAACTGTAGTCGCTGTGAAACTTGTGGTCTTTCCGACCCACCAAACTACCTTCGCAGAAATCATACGTTTTGCCCTCAACCAGAGTGATCGTCGGCGGATCGTATAATGCGCTCGCGTTCGCGCTTGAGGCGTTTCGCGACTCGCTCGATCCGCAGCTTGCTATCAGCAGAACCGTCAGCGGCCAGTGCATCAAGGCGATCTTCCAGACCGTCGATATAACGGTCCCTTTGCCATCTGATGTGTTCGACATAAGCCTGTAGAGCAGCGGTTAAAAAACGAAAGAAGGTCTTCACTTGGACTTAGCCTTGCCCACATTGAGCGCGAGCCAGCTAATGACGCCTGAAATGCGCTGGACCCATTTGTTGTCCGACTCGTTCGGAGTCAGGGTGGCGACGAGTGAGGCCACCGCGATAACGCTGGCGGCGATTTGCAGGAGTTGCTCTGCGTTTTCTGTAATGTATTCGATCATTAGATTAGGGGTTACATCATGTTGCTGGTGAAGGCTCCCACACCAGAGGGGTCAAATCTTACGACGGGCTTCGCCGCACCGCGATGGGCGTCTAGTTGCTCATCAAGAATAGCGCGGCAAACACCCCAATGATAATTAGCGCGCTCTAAATCCGCATTGTCTTCGGCAGTGGTGCCTAGTAGGGCGTGTTTAATTGCGCTTAGACTTGAGACAAAAACAACATCGGTGCTACTCAACAGTTGTTTAAACTTTCTCTTGAGCAGTAGCCGCAAAGCCATTGTGTCGGAGTCATTATTAGAAACCCGATAGCGGCGGTAACGGGTAACTTGGTTGGCTTGTTGGAGATCATTGGCCGCTACGAGCGAAGTCGAGGAACCTTCTTCTTCCCAAGTGAGCTTGACAGGAGCAGACAGTTCAGTCGTTCCAACGCGGATCTCACTGATGCTGGTGATGCTCGTAGTGGTGGTTGTAAGGCTGGCCTGTCCTCCACAAGTAAACTGACCCCCCATAGATACTGTATGATCTGCGGTTGGTGAGGAAATGCCCGTCCCATCAGAAAAAGTTACATGGACCTTTCCTGATGCGGGGATCGTTGTAGCAGGGCTGATCGGTTGCAGCTTCAAGGAATAAGTCTTACCCGCTACGGGCTCTTCGACGGTGGCCGAATACCCGTCATCCACGATCCCCACTGCCTGCATGACATCCCCGTCATCGTCGCGCCCGAAAAGCCTATAGTCGTAGAACTGCGCTTTTACTGCTTGCGGATATGAATAATCAGTCGTGCTGGAATCAGGGTCTAGTACAGCAGAAATAATAGACTCCGCGCTATCGGGGATAGTAAAAGTCGTGGACGATGTCGTTACTACATGCTCAAAGAGCAGATCCCTCCACATCCCCATATTGTAAAGGCGGGGGAGGGCCAGATTCAGTTCTTTTCTGAATTGGTCGTCTGTTGCTCCGCGTGAACCAGCAACTTCTTTGAGGGAATCTGTTACCCCCTGAACCGTCAATGTGGCCATAGCCCAACCTACCAGATGCAGGGTTAAGGGTCAAGATTCGGGGGCTGGGTCGGCTATGTCACCATTTCTTGAATTGTTCCCCGTCGTGTTTACTAAATCAGTAATCCACGCATTTCCAGCACCAGAGCCTACCGACAAAGACTCCAAATGTTTGATTAAAACCAAAAACGAGAAAACTACATCGCTGGATACATACTGCTTAACCCTCTGATCTCCGAGGGCTTGTGCTAGTTCAAGCTCAGTTTCGGCCTCGTCAATAGCCTGTTTAACGAGGGCGGGGTCTTTGACCTGCCCTAATTTAACACTGTAGACTCCTTCTTGGTCGGGAGGAGCATGACCAGACGGAGTTGTGAAAGTTGCTGCACTAGTAGAGTAGGAATCTGTAAATCTGTTTGTCTCAATAAAAAGAGGGGCTTCTTTAAAATATGTAAGCCCCGCGTCATCAAAATCCCTCGTAGATTGAATAGCCGACGAAGTGGGGTTGCCCCCAGTTATGTCTGTAGTCGAAACATAACATTCAGAAATCCGGCTCTGGTCAGAAGCCGCATTTAACTTAACTTTCCAATTCAAGTATACATCACCATAACCATCCAGCTGGTGGTATACAAAAGGCATTTCCGCTCCCATAGCTGCCCCCGATGGGGAATTTATTGTGGGGATTACAGATTTGACACCCATGATCTTGTCTTGGGAGGCGTCAATTATGCTGATGTTGTCTAAGGGTTGTTTGTTACCTGTCGAAGGGATAGCCTCATCGACTACATTTGGGTGTTGGAGTTGCTGATAAACCCGAAGAGTATCAAATCTATACTGTAATTGACCAAAAGCAATGAGGGGCCCATCCTCTCCGTGGATCAATGCGAAGGGGTGGGGACGATGGTTTATTTCAGGGTTTTCATACGGGATATTATCCCCATCAATATATCCTTGAGTGCGGGGCGGACTCTCTGGAGAGTCTTCAGGGAGTGGTGTAATCTCTAAAGGCATCAGGAGGGGAATGTCGGTATGTCGCCCCCAAACGACGACAAGGGGTCAGTAGGCCAACAACGAAATTTTATATCCTGAAGTTGAACGTAATCGGTCTCTTCTGTAAAAGTCACTTCAAAACGATTTGAAGTAATTGCATCATTCGATGCTGTGCCCCCCGCTGTTAACATGCTCAAGGTCTTAGTAGCACTAGTGGACCTTATTCCCCCACTCTCATCATAGATAACTTCTTTCCAACAAACTTCAAAATGTTCGTCTACAAATCGGCTCGATGATGCCGGTTTAACTATTTTATACCCTTTTTTTAGGGGTGTATCCGTGTCATCGCCGTGTGTATCTGCATTGAATGCAGGTGCTGTACACCGGTAGTCAGTATCTTGGGAGCGTCGGTCCATCTGAAGAACAGAAAAATAAACGTCCGTCGAAACGAATTGTTCAATAGGCTCATCTTCAACAACGGTTCCTAACTTTACTCTATAGACTCCCGTTCGTGTTGTGTCATGCGGGGCGGACGAAAATGACATAGCGGCAACAT